ACGGGTCCAACCGTGCTTTGAGTGCGTTAAAATCAATCGTCATATCTTCTCCTTGTTTCCTGTTTTTCGATCTTGGTTTGGATTTTATCAATCCGTTTTGCCAGTGGGCTTGAAGCTCCAAACTGGTATTTTTTACCCTGCATATGGTTCCAGAGCATATCCAGACTGTTACCCTTGAATGCTTTGAGGTTCATTGCCTCTCTCCATTTTGAGTTTTTCAGTTTGAAAATGCTTCATAATCGCATGAGAATACGGAGACTGTTTATCCCCGGCTATGCTCTGCACTATAAGGGCTGCGGTATATAGGCCCATTAGGCGTTCGTTAGTCATGCTCTCTCCGTTGTTTTGGCCTTGTCGTTTCGACGCTGGCAAAACCAAACTAGGGCAGAACAAAAACCATGTCAATAATAAATTGGTATTGAAATAAAAATATTTATGACGTACAAAGAACGTGAAGGAGAATTACAATGTATGAAGTTTTAACGGTACGCCTTGTAAAAGGCACAAAAGAAAAGATGAAAAAGCCAGCTAAGAAGGCTGGTGCAGTTAAAATAAATGGTGAGGTTAATTTAAGCGACTTTTCCAGAATGTTGATTGAGGGGGCTATTAAGAAATGATTACGCTCTATGAATCTTCTGTGAAGGTTTTGCTGGCATTGGCTGAAAACGACAAGCAGCGTTTAGAAATTCTGCGAGAATACGGACTTATAGAATAACAGGGGCCATTATGGCAGATTTCTTATATAACCTAGAGGCCGAACAGTCCGTTCTGGGATGCCTTCTTCTTGACAATAATCAGTTTGATTATGTTTCAGACTTTTTAAAGCCAGAGCATTTTTATGCTGGGGTGCATCAAAGGATTTACGCCCAGATTAAAGAAACGATTGAATCTGGAAATAAAGCCCTCCCTACCACATTAAAAGCCAGATTTGAGAATGACCCGGATTTACAGGCCGAAGGATCAAAATACCTTATCGACCTTATGGCAAGCGTTGTTTCTACTTTTGGCACGAAAGAATACGGACTTCACGTTTTTGACTTCTACAGAAAACGGGAGCTTTCGGGGGCCTTGTGCAGCGCAAGGGATTCTATCACTGCCGGGGAAGATGTTGAACAGGTCATTCAGACCACGGAAGCCGCTTTGTCGGGCATACAAGATGGCGTGGGGGAGGATTTCCTTCCGGCTGGCTCTGTATGGGGTGAAACGCTTCAACACATTGAGGACGTCAGAAATGGCAAAATAAAGACCACATCAACGGGCTTTAATCTGATTGACGAACAGATTGGAGGATTTGAACCGGGGAGGCTTTATATTTTGGCAGCGCGTCCGGGCATGGGTAAAACCGCTTTGGCTCTCAATATGGCTGAAAACGTATGCTCTCAAGGGGATGTTTTATTTTTCTCGATGGAAATGCCTAAAGCTGAACTAGCTATGAGACTTGCTGCAAAGCAAACTGGATTAGGTGTTGGTCAGCAGTCTAGGGGGAAAGTGAATAACGATGGTATGAGAAGCCTCGCAGCCGTGAAGATACCAGAGAATTTATACATTCTTGATAAGACCGGACTTAACATAAATAAAATCGCCATGCTTTGCCGTAGGTTTAAGAGAGCCAAAAACGCAAAGCTAATCGTGATAGATTACTTAGGTCTAATAGACGGTGACAGCCGGATGCAGAAGGTTCACCAGATTGAAGAAATTACCAAAAGACTGAAAAGCGTTTCAAAGGAATTAAAAGTTCCTATCGTGCTTTTGTCTCAGCTTTCCCGTGAATTAGAGCGCAGGGATGATAAAAGGCCGTTCCTGTCTGATTTAAGGGATTCCGGGGCTATTGAGCAAGACGCTGATGTTGTCATGTTCATTTACCGGGCCGAATACTATCAGGGCAAAGAACCGCCTGTTAAGCAAGCCAAAGAAAGGGCCGATGCTTACAACGATAGGGTTAAGGAATGGGAGCGTGTTTCCGTTGAAGAAAAAGGAAAAGCCGACATTATCTTTGCCAAGAACCGCCAAGGGGTAACTGGCAGCGTGAAGATAAACTTTAACGGCAAGTACCAGAAATTCTTTGAGTAGACCGCTATAATTTGATATGTTTTTTAGGGGCTAGGGATTGCAACCCGAACCGATGTTTCCCGTGACCATCTTGCCCCCAACTTTTCACACGGATAACCCTCACGGGAGTTGCTATGTCGCGTCCTTGGTACCCATTTTATTGGTCTGATTATTCAGGAAAAACTATGCACCTTACAATGGGGCAGCATGGTGCCTTCTTTCTTTTGCTCCGTTTTATATACACTACGGAAAAGAAAATACCCCACAGTCAGCGTTATAGCATTGCTAGAGCATTGCTAGAGCAAGAATGTTTAGATGTTGATTATGTTCTTGAGGAATTTTTCACGAAAAAAGGTGACTTTTGGGTATCCGATCGAGCATTAGAGGTCATTAGCGACACTAAAGAACGCCATGAAAAGCGCAGAATTGCTGGCTCTTTAGGAGGAAAAGCAAAGTCTAGCAATGCTACAGCAAAAGCCAAGCAAAAACCTAGCAATGCTCTACTAACCACAACCATAACCACAGATAGTAATAATAAGGGGCATTTAACCGAGTACGACCTTAAAGACCCAACTTGGAAAACCATATCTGAGGCAGAAGATGACGCTGCTAACCCCGGCAACCGGAGAATGTTTTACGGGGATGTTATAAAGCTCAGAGAAAAGGATTTTAACGCCTTTGCCCGGTCAGCAGGTTATGACCCGAAGGAAGATTATAAACTATTCATGGAAGAATTAGGTGATCGGGACAACTGGCTTGCCGAGCAGAAAAAATCAATCCAGAAAAACTGGTTTATGAGCACAAAGAAATATTTCGAGAGTTTAGGAAAATAACCCACCCCACAAAAATAATTTCAAAATGTGCGTTTATTGTGTTGACTTACAGGGTCTGTGGCCCCATAGTCAATTCATAGGGCCAACGAGGCTCGCCACACAAATGGAGAATGAAAATGAAAATTTATAAAGGATATGTTTTTGAACCAGTAGACGAAGGCTACGGAAAAGAGTGGTCAGTTTATCAAGGCTCCAAACAAGATCATTTATCAGGAAAATCAGAATGGGTGTGTACTTGCAAAACACTTAAGCAAGCAAAGGAGAGGGTTTCATGAGCAGCTCAGAATCCCTTTACATGAATAATTTTATCGATATTGTGTTTGATAAATTACCCGGCCCAGAAGGTTGCAGATTTATTGAGGTTGAGAATTCGGACAGCCAATCAATCAGATTTGGGGAGTGGGTTCAAAGACTGGACGGGTACGCAGCATTGCGAATTTCTGATGGTAGACCAGTTGCTGATCTTATTGCTGCGTTGCAAAACCTGCTTAATGGAATTTCAACTGGAGCATTAAAATCAGATCAAGATGAGGTTCTTGAATCCGCCGTCAGAACAGCGACCAAAGCAATTTTAAAGGCACAAGGTAAATAAATGACCCACGTTGAATTAAAAGCAATCCGCAAATCTCTCGGCTGGTCACAAGCCGAATGCTCCCGCCATATCCTAATGAGCGAGAGGAACATAAGACGCATGGAAAAAGGCTTGCGCCCAATCATGCCGCAGACCGCAAAACTAATGGAAATTTACGCGAATAAGGGGAGGGTTTAGGGATGGGTATTCTAGAAGAACCTACAGACGATATTCTTGAACGCATTGCAGATGCAGGGTGGAATTATATCCGCGGTGGGAATAATAATGGCATTTGCGTAACTGACAGATATACGATCAACGCTTGTAATCATATTTACAGCGGAACGGTAGAGTATGAAGGTCAAAGTTATGGATTTCAGATTGAAAGTGGAGACAACAACGGTACAGTTATCCATGCTTGGGGATTAGAGGATGATGTGGGAACATTCAACCCGCCACCCCCGCCAGAGCCTATGACCTTTGTTCCGAATAACAGGGACTTATTCCAATCTAGACCAGAAATGTTTGATGTTTACTGCTATTGGAGAAATCAGCAATGGTTCAAAGATAAAGCTCAAGGATATAACTATGACCGCCATTTTGCCCCCGGTTGCAAGACAGAAGAATATTATAGAAAATGGGCAGAAACAAAAGGTCTTAAAGTTGGCTGGTTAAGTAATTTTACCGCGGAAGAACAAGCAAGGATAAAGGAATTAACAAAATGACCGGACAATGCAAGCCGAGTGAGGGGCCTTGGTACGTTCACAACTACTCAATCGTGGCTGATAAACCTCAAGATATAAACCATGACATTTTTCACGGGTTTAATGAGCCTAGTTATGATGGGAAATTCCTGATTGCTGAAAGCGTTGTTCAGCAAGAGAACGCCCACCTCATAGCCGAAGCCGGAACCGTCTACCACGAAACCAAACTCACTCCCAGGCAACTACTCGCCCAGAGGGATGAACTGCTGGCGGCGTTGAATGTTGCTAAAAATTGGGGCTATGGACAGCCACCAGATTGTAATGAGGAAGATTTAGTTAATACAGCCATCGCAAACGCTGAGAAGGGGGAGATTTAAATGAACACTCCAACAATTACAGAAGAAGATATTAATACTCTTAGGACATTTACGGAAATATACCCTACTTGGTGGTACAAAATAGGGATGTGTACGGTTACCCGTGATTTCGATTGTGCGCCTCAAGCTGGAAGCCCTGAAATAGAGTTTATTGAGCTTGGATTGTGGCCTGATGATGCTTTTCGTTGCGACCATCCGGGGTCATTGGCGGACGCAATTCGTGATGTAATGAACCAAATATCGGATGCAAGATTAGCCGTTCACCTAAGCAGGAGCCAACCATGACCACACTAAAACTAGAAGTCGGCAAGTCGTATAGGACGAGGTATGGGGGTAAAGCAACAATTATACTTGATGGAGGCGAAAAAGCTGATCCTTTAAGGGTTTTGCATCACCCTCGTACGGGAGAAAGTGATTGGTATCTCTGGCACACGCGAAACGGCAAATCAAATTTGTCGCATTTTAGAGACTTTGACCTCATCTCCGAATGGCAAGACGAGCCGGAAAAGGAAAGTATTATGGATTTAGACAAGATCACGGTTAGGGATTATTTTGCTGGTTGCGCGTTGCAGGGTATGCTTGCAGCTGGGGTTAACTGGTATGGTCCAGAAATTGAAAAGCTATGCTTCAATAGAGCGGACAAAATGCTTAAAGCAAGGGGCGAATGATGACGGAAGAAATGCCAGACGAATTTGAGCGCGGATTAAATGTTGCCCCGCAAAAAACATACACAATCGAGCAAGTCGTAGCCATTGTTAAAAAATGCAAAGAAGTATGGGCTAGAGATAGCCAGCCGCTTGTTGAGGCTTTGGAGGCTATAAACAAAATGGCATGGGAAGACAATGAATGGGACGCGGTTCGTAAGTATGAAAAATGCAAGGAATTAGCAGATCAAGCTCTCGAACGGTTTAAGGGGATGAATACACTTGCACCATCAAAGACAGATTGATATGTTAATAAAATGAAAGACAAGCAAAACTTCCCCCCTATAAAGGCCAAAATCAATGACTTAGTGCCTTATGCCAGGAATAGCCGTACTCATTCCGAGGAACAAGTCACTCAAATCGCCTCGTCTATTAGAGAATTCGGATTTACCAATCCTGTTATTATTGATAATCAAAACAATATCATAGCAGGTCATGGCAGGGTGCTTGCGGCTAAAAAACTAGGGATTGATGAGGTTCCTTGCGTGGTTGTCACTGGCTGGACTGAGGCGCAAAAGAAAGCTTATGTGATAGCAGATAACAAGCTGGCTTTGAATGCTGGTTGGGACGAGAAGATGCTCTCCCTTGAGTTTGACGAGCTTCAAGAGTTGGGCTTTGATCTTGAACTTACCGGGTTTAGCGGTGATGAAATACTCGCCCTTAAGCCGTTGGAAGAAACTGTTGGCCTAACTGATGAGGACGATGTTCCTGATGCCCCTGAAATACCTAAGACTGTATTGGGCGATGTTTGGCTGTTGGGCGATCATCGGTTGATGTGTGGGGACTCCACGAGCATTGATGCGGTTGAGAAGCTGATGGATGGTCAGAAGGCTGATATGGTGTTTACTGACCCGCCTTATGGGGTTTCTTACACTGGCGGACTACAGAATAGCGCAAAGGGATTGTCTGGCAACTCCCGAGAAATGATTAAGAACGATGACATTGACCTGTATGAAGATGCAGTTCGAATAGTGTCATTGGTCTGCAATGGCCCAGTTTTTATGTTTTATGCAGATACAGTCCCGTTCGGTCTTTATAGGGGAATTGATCAAGTTGGTGGTGATGTTGTCGCCCTTCTAATCTGGAAGAAAAAGGGCGGATACGGCGCACTAGGCGCGTCTTATAAGGCAAACCATGAGCCATGCGTTATTTGGAAAACCAAAGGGTCAAAACTAAACTTTATCGGACAATCTACAGAAACTCGTATTTGGGAAGAGGACAAAGAGGGTGTTAATAAACTTCACCCAACACAAAAGCCCGTGTCTATCCCAGAAAGAGCCATAAAAAACCATAAGGCAAATACTGTCCTCGACCTATTCGGCGGCTCTGGCTCCACCCTAATCGCCTGCGAGAAAACTAACCGCCATTGCCGCATGATGGAACTCGACCCCAAATACTGCGATGTAATCATCAAACGCTGGCAAGACTTCACGGGTAAGCAGGCAACCCACGCCGAAACAGGAGAAACATTCAATGCAGGGTAGTGGCAGCAAGCCCCATGAGCCAACAGAAAAGCACAGAAAAACCGTAGAGGCTATGTCTTCTTACGGCATCCCGCATGAGGATATTGCCAAGGTTATCGGGATTGATGACAAGACGTTAAGAAAACACTATCGAAACGAATTAGACACAGCTTGCGCTAAGGCTAATAGCCAAGTCGCCCAAAGGCTTTATCAGAAGTGCATGGATGGAGATACGTCCAGCATGATATTCTGGCTGAAAACTAGAGCAAGATGGGCTGAGACTATGCGTCAGGAGATTGCCAACCCCGAAGGCGAGACATTCAAAACAGAAGCGGTCATAACCTTTGTCAACGCAGACAGTAAACCTACAGATACCTAAAGCCTTCGAGTTCCTGTTCCATCCTAAACGCTACAAGGTGGCTTATGGGGGCAGGGGTGGTGGTAAGAGCCAAGCGGTCGCAATGGCTCTCCTTGCTCAAGGAATGGCTGGGAAACTGCGTATCCTATGCGCCCGTGAATTACAGGTATCTATCGCGGACAGCGTTCATAGGCTTCTTTCTGATATTATCAGAAATCATAATCTTGAGGGTTTTTACGAAATCCTGCAAACCACGATCCGGGGCAAGAATGGGACTGAGTTCCTATTTAAAGGATTAAAGCACAATATCACGGAAATTAAGGGCTTTGAGGGTGTAGATCGTGTCTGGGTGGAAGAATCGGAAAACGTGTCAGAACGCTCTTGGGAAATGCTTATCCCAACAATCCGTAAACCCGGATCGGAAATCTGGGTTATCTTTAACCCGAAGAATGCGACTGACCCAACATACCGCAGATTTATTGTAGAAGCTGGCGATGATGTGATAGCCCGCAAAATCTCATGGCGTGACAATCCCTTCTTTCCAGAAGTGCTGAATAAAGAGCGTTTAAAGCTCATGGAGAGTGATGAGGTCGCCGCCGCCCATATCTGGGAGGGAGAGTTAGACACCCGCCGTAGCGGGGCTGTATTCGCCAAGCAACTAGCAAAAGCCAGAGAAGAAGGCCGGATAACCAAAGTTCCTTATGATCCATCGTCAGAAGTCTTTACGGCTTGGGATTTGGGCTTTTCGGATGCCACGACTATCTGGTGGGGCCAGATTGTAGGCAGAGAGTTTAGAATTATTGAGTATTACGAAAATGCCGGAGAGGGTCTTGAGTATTACGCCAAGATTGTTAAGGAAAAACCTTACAATTATATGAAATACGGTCATTATCTGCCCCATGATGCTAACGCAGGGAATATCCGGGGGGATAGCGTGGCTGTGCAGTTGTCCCGGTTAGGCATTCAAAACCAAGTATTAGAGATTTCAAATGTAGAGGGTGGGATTGAGGCTGTTAGGCAATTATTGCCTATGTGCGTTTTTGATCTTGAGAAAACAAAAGACGGTGTTTTTGCTCTCGAAAACTACGCCTATGAATGGGATGAAGAAAGGCAGATATTTAAGAACAAGCCGAAGCATGACTGGGCGAGTAATGGCGCGGATGGGTTTAGATACCTTGCTCATGCCGTAACACGGATCAAAGGAAGCCTTGGCTCCAAACCCGTCTCCCTATCAATCAAATCCGGCTTCGGTGCATCCTATATGGGGAATTGACACTGATTAAGATAAATGTAATAATCGTCCCGCTAATAGCACGTCATGCCTTGTCAGACGTTTCCCGGCCTTACAATGAGCCATGTAACCTAATCCCCTCAAGGTTTTCACATGGCTGATGATATTGTTAAAATAGCTAAAGACAAACTTGCGGCCGACAAGGAAACTTGGGGCGATATTTACAAAAAAGCCAGAGAGGACGCTAAGTTTCTATCTGATGATGATTACGCCCAATGGGATGAAACTGACTATGCGTCCCGTGTAAATTCTGGTCGTCCGGCACTGACCATTGACCAATTGGGGCAGTTCGTTCACCAGGTTGCCAATGATATTCGTATCAATACCCCAACAATCAATGTAATTCCCGCAGGTCTTGAGAGCGATCAGGGCACCGCAGAAGCCTATAAGGGTATTATCAAGGGCATTGAATACGCTTCCTCCGCAGATAATGCTTATGACGCGGCTGTTTTTAACGCCATTAAACAGTCTATCGGGTTCGTCCGGGTAGACCATGATTATGTTGATGAGGAATCCTTTGACCAAGAGCTAAAGATCAAGCGTGTCGTTAATCCGCTCTCATGCTGGCTGGATGGGGCCTCGATTGAGGTTGATGGCTCTGATGCCAAGCATGGCACGATTATTGAGAAGATTAGAGTTTCTGAATTTAAGCGTCAATATCCCGGCAAAGACGTGGCTTGCTTTGAGGTTGATGGCGACACATACAATCATCAAGACGATGAGTTTATCTCGATTGCTGAGCATTTCGTTATTGAGGAAAAAGAGAAAACAATCTCGATTGACGATAATGGCAAGGTCATTGATGTAGAAGAAGGCGCACCTGTTAAGAAAGTCCGCAAGGTCAAAGAGCGTAAAGTCATGCGCTATAAGCTTTCAGGCGCAGACGTTCTTGAGGAAACCTCATTCCCCGGCAAATACATTCCACTGATCCCGGTTTATGGTGAGGAAAACTGGATTGATGGTAAGCGGTTTATATTTTCGCTGATACGCAAATCCAAGGGCGCACAGCGTATGTTTAACTATTGGAAGTCTCTGGAGACAGAGCTTTTGATGAAAGCCCCGCAAGCCCCGGTTATGGCTGCCGAGGGACAAGTTGAGGATTACGCTGCTGACTGGTTAAATCCTTCCAAGGCTGCTGTCCTTCGATACAAAACCACTGATTTACAGGGCAATCAGGTTGGCGCACCGCAACGGCTTGAGCCTCCGACTATCCCGACTGGTGTCGTGAACGCCTCCCGTGGCGCGGTTGATGACATTAAAGCTACGATGGGGATTTATAACGCCTCCCTTGGTATGCGATCCAATGAGCAATCAGGAGTTGCTATCGCCCAGCGTAAACAAGAGGGTGACGTTGCGACTTATCACTTCTCTGACAATCTCTCCAAATCCATTACCCATGTCGGGCGTGTTCTTGTATGTGCTATTCCTGAGATTTACGACACCGCAAGGGTTCTTCGCATTATCGGGGAAGAAGATGAGCCTAAAGAAATCGGCGTAAATGGTGAGATGGTTGAGGGGCAAGAAAAGCCTATTGACCTTAAAAAAGGCAAGTATGACGTGCGTGTTGTAACTGGCGCAAGTTATACGACACTTCGTCAGGAAAGCGTTGCGGCCCTTCAATCTGTATTCCAAGCCTCTCCCGACCTCATGTCAATCATGGGTGACTTGTATTTCAAGTACGCCGACTTTGCAGGGGCGCAGGCAATGGCAAATCGTATGAAGAAGGTGGTTGATCCTAAGTTCCTAGAGCCGGATGAGCGCGAAGAAGAAGAACCACAAATTGATCCAGAAAAAGAACAAATGGCGGGGCTAATCCAACAAGGGCAGGCTGCCCTTCAACAAATGCAACAAGAGATGCAAGCCCTGCAATCACAACTTGAAAACAAACAAGCCGATACAATGTTAAAGGCACAAGAAATTGAGATTAAAAAAGAAGATATTGCGATTAAACGTGATAGCCTCGCCCTTGAGGTTTACAAAGCTCAATCAGATACAGAGATTAAAAACAAAGAGATTGAAGCGGATATAATTAAAACCCGCATGGAAACCAAGGTAAATGCTTCTCCTGAAATGGCTATGATGGACGGCGATTTAAACGAAGGTGTTCCGCCACTAGCCCTGATGATGGCTCAATTCTCTGAGGCTATTAACAACGGGTTGATGGCGGTTGCTCAATCACAAGCGCAAGGCAATCAAGCTGTTATTGAAGCCTTAACCAAGCCTAAGCAAGTCATTCGTGATGAAACAGGCAAAATCGCAGGGGTTATATAATGACAGACAATACACAATTGCCAGTACCACAAACGCTTGGTGATGTCATAGCAACTGATGATATTGGTGGTGTTAAATTTCAACGTATCAAAATGATACACGGCGCGGATGGTGTTAATGATGGGGATGTCTCAACCTCTAACCCTTTACCTGTTGAAATTCAAGGCTCACTAGGTACTGCTGATACTAGACCGTTAGGTTCTGCTGTTGTTGATGGTGATATTGGTATTGTAACTAATACAGTTATACACGGAAAAACAACGGCGGGCGGTGGTTCGTTTGTTGATGTTAAGGTAAATCCATCAGGGGCTTTATCCGTAGCAGTAGGGGAAAGCTCGTTGCCAACAGGCGCAGCGACAGAAACGACATTAACGGCAATTCTTGCCCTCTCAGAACAAATAGAGAGCATGGCTGATTCAATTAACACGCTCGTCCAGTTTTTATACGCAAACAGTCCTAGAATTGATGCTGTAGGACGCGCCGCAGTAAACGTAGAGACTGGTTCTGTAACTACATTAACTACACTCACAAACGCCGCTTTGATTAGCGGTCAACCTAACCAATACACAGGGCAAGACGCTCCTCTCCACATTTACGACAACATAAAGGTGACTTAAAATGACGACAACTGTAAATCTTAAAAAAATGCTACATCCGAAAAGATGGGAAAATAGAACGCCCGCACCTGTAGCATCAACGCCAGGCTCGTTTATCGTTTCTGACAAATTCGATTTGATTAATGGCTCTAAGGCGTTTTATGTTCAGTCGGCGGCTGTTATTTATATGTACGAAGGCGACGAGGACTCATGGATTCAGCTTCCCGCTTCTGGCTTAGGCGGAACATTCGGTGCTGGTGCTTGTGGTGAGTTTCGCGCTTTAGGGGCGATGGGTGGTACTTTTAACCAAACTGTAACTGCTGGCGGAGCGACGTCATTAACAACCAATAAAACAATCGTGCGTTCTTTAGCCGGTATGCGTATTCGCGTCATTCAAGGTACTGGGGTAGGATTTGATGGAACAGTTGTGAGCAATACCATTGGAGCAAACTCTGTAATCACGACAAGCGGCGGCTCATTCGGTGCGAATACAGTATTTCAATTATTCTCTGGCTCTTTGTGGTTTGCAACAGCAGCCACAATAGGATTTGGCGTTTATGATAGAGCAACAAACGCTTGGACTGCCCGTTCAGTGACAGGTCTTCCAGCTTGGGGTACTGACGCACAATTAGTTTCCACGATTGGTTCTGCTAAGGAATTTGCTACAGGCACAGCAACAGCAGGTGGGGCTACTACACTTACCAATGGTGCAAAATCTTGGGGCACAAATATGTGGGCTAACTATCAGCTTCGTATTAAATCGGGTACAGGCGCGGGTCAAATTCGTACGATTGCTTCAAATACGGGTACAGTTTTGACAGTATCGGCGGCTTGGACAACAAACCCTGACGCAACTTCGGTTTATGCAATCGAAGGTAACATCGATTTTATGTATCTCTTAGGTAATAACGCCGTGACAATGTATCGTTATCAAGTTTCAACAAACACATGGGCTACTTTATCCCCCACCGCGGCTAGGGCTGGCGCAATGGCGGCTGGTGGTTCGGCAAACTGGGTTGATAATGTGACTGGATGGGACAATGAAACTCTTGTAAACCATAACTCAACTGGAACAATTTATTGTCAAAATGGGAGGTATATATACTCATTCCGTGGTGGTGCGACTTCAACATTAGACATTTACGATATCGCAGCAAATACTTGGATTAGTGGTTTTACCTACGGCAACCAGCAAGAAACATTCACGACTGGCTCACATTCATGCGATGCTGATGGATTTATATATTTGCAGAAGGAAGCGACAGGTAGGTCTTTTAGGTTTGATGTAGGTATGAATTTAATGACCTCATTATCAACAAACGTAACCCCTAGTGGGGGGGTTCTTACAGGCAATAGGTTATTCACATTGCCTTTTGTAGATGGTGGCACAAAAATAACATTTTTATATTCTATGATACATACGTCAACAATTCTTAATAGATGTTTGTTGGTGTAGATGCTTTTAGCTTTATGGTCAGCTTACGAATGGGATTCAAATGGCGGGGCTAGTTCGCCACCTATTGCAAATAAAGGTTGGTATTATAACGGCTGGGCTGAAGATAAAAAAGAAAAAGCTGATGAATTAACTGATAAATATATTGAGACACTTGAATCTGTTGACCTAAGAGAAAATCAATCCGTATCAGGCCCTATATTCCAACAACAGAAAAAAGCCATTGTTTCTAATCTGGTCAGGCAGATTAACGCGCTAGATATTCTGAATAGTTATGAAATACAGGAAGCTATCAGGCAGGCAGAAATTGCCTACTACATGAATTTAGCATTTAAGCGGGAACAGGATGATGAGGCCGTTTTGATGCTATTACTGAATTAGGCAATTCCTGCCTAGTACATTATGCAATTGCAAATGTTTTTAAAAGGGACTAAGATATGACAGATGAAATAGACAACGTTCTTTCTTCTATGAATGAAACGTTAGTCACCGAAACGCCTTCCAAGGTCGAAACACCAAAAGCCGAAACAGTCGAGCCAGTAAAATCAGAGCCGGAAGGTGAAGATAATCAGGCCGATGAAGAAGCCGAAAACGTTCCGTTTCCTAAGAAGGCCGTAAACGCGATTTCCAGACGCGATAAACAACTGGTAAAAGAGCGCGCAGAAAAAGCGGCCTTACAAGCTGAGCTAGCAAAATACAAGCAACCTCAAGCACCAAATCCCCAAGCACAGCCTAAATCTGATAATTCTGCCCCTAAAGAGGACGATTTTGAGGATTATGGGTCTTACCTTGAGGCAACAATTCTACACAAGATTAAGACGGAACAGGCTGTACAGGCAAAGCAAGCACAAGACACGCAAGCTCAGTCACAACGGCAACAATGGGAACAACAAAGGCAGGCAGAAATTGCTCAGCGTGTTGATAGCCATAAAGCAGAAATCCCTGATTTCATGCAAGTTGTCGAGACTAATGCGGATTTGATGGACGCAATGCCAGCACATATTGAGCAAGCTTTCTATGAGGCCAATGACGCAGGACTAGCGTTTTATAATCTGGCAAAAGAAGGAAAGCTTGAAGCGTTGCTTACTATGTCGCCTTACAAAGCGGCAATGGAAATCGCGCTAGCTCAGACAAAAAAACCAAGTCTTAACCGAGTGTCCAATGCTCCTGCCCCGATTAAATCGGTTTCTGGTCGTGGTTCGTCCACAAAGGATACGGATGATATGTCAGGTGAAGAGCTTCTGAAAAAGTACGGTTTCAAATATTAACACTTTCAAAGGACTTCAAAAATGGCTACCAACTCAATTAACACCGTAAAGTCGCTCACTGGCATTGCTGCCAAGATGGGCGCAGTTATGCTGAAAAACCGCCTTGGTTTTACGGCTTCTATTGATAAAGAAGATGAAACAACTTTCGGCGGGGCTTATAAATCAGTTCAGCCGGGTGATACAATCTATGTCAATAAAAACGCTCGTTATGCTGTACGTTCTAACGCTACATTTTCGACACAAGATACAGTCGAAGAACGAGTAGCACTGACCGTCAATCAGCGTCGCGGCGTGGATATTGATCTGACCTCTGCTGAGATTGCTACCGATGCACAGTTGAAATCATGGGCTGGTCGTTTCCTTGCCCCTGCCGTTCAGCGTATTGCAGAAGAAGTTGAGGCATATAACCTCACTCTGGCAACTCAGGCTGCTTACATGACTGTTGGTACTCCGGGTACTTCTCCGGCGACTTCTGGCGTGTTCCTTCAAGCTGCTGAACGTATCCGCGCACAGGCGTGTCCACAAGACAACCTGATGGCTGTTATTCACCAGTCTGTTAACACGACTATGGTTCCGGCACTTCAAGGTCTGTTCCTGCCAAATAGCCAAATCGCCAATCAGTTTAAAACTGGTTATCTCGGTTCGACTACTCTCGGCATGGACTTTATGACCTCTAACTTGGCGTATGTTCACACCAACGGTACTGCGGTTTCTCAGGCTGTTCTGATTAATGGTGCGGTTTCTACCAACGGCACTGCTACTCTGGCAGTTGATGCAATCACAGGCACTAACACCCTGACTAAAGGCACTGTCTTTACAATCGCGGGTGTTTATGATGTGAACCCAATCACTAAAGCAACTCTCAGCAACCTGAAACAGTTCACCGTGACTGCAACGACTGCCGCGACTGCTGGTGCGATTGCCGCGCTTCCTATCAGCCCTGCCCTATACTTCACAGGGACACGTCAAAACGTATCGACAACCATTGCAGATAATCAGCCGCTTACCTTCTCTACTGGTACGACTGCTCCGTCTGTTCTGGCTAACTCGCTTGTTTATCATCCAAGCGCGATCCGCTTTGCCTCGGTTCCTCTGTTTGATCCGGGTACTGGCGTTGTCGAATGTGAGACTGAAACAGTTGATGGCATTTCAATGCGTGCGATCAAGTTCTACGATGGCGACACTGACCAACTCAAGATGCGTCTTGATATTCAGTTCGGTACTGCCGTGGTTCGTGACGAGCATCTCTGCCGCGTTACAAGCTAAAAAACAGAGAGCATCCCTTCGGGGGTGCTTTCGATTGTTTAGCTTATACAAACCAAGAGGCAAAAAATGGTTGTCAATTTGAACGATATTACTCTCCAATTCTGCTACGGTGAGTAAGAATGACCACGGCGCGGGACATTATCACAAAGGCACTGACAAAGATCGGTGCCAACTTTAAAAATAATGCTCCGTCTGCTGATGAGGCAAACGATGCGCTTGATGCTTTAAACGCTCTCCTATCGTCTCTCTCCAATGACAGCATGATGATATATGTCAGGCAGTGGGAAACCTTTAGCCTTGTGGCTAATGACGGGCAATACACGATGGGCGTGGGTGGTGACTTTAATACTGCCAAGCCGATGTTTATTGTCTCTGCTTATCTAAAGGATGGTATAACTGATTATCCTATGACGATGATTACTGATGAAATCTATAATCAGGATATAACGCAAAAAACGACTGTTGGAATTCCGTTATATTATAACTCCGATAATGGAAATCCTTTGATCAATATCAGGATTTACCCTGTCCCTGATAAGGTTTATCAGATTTTCATATTGAGTGAAAAAGAGCTTACACAATTCACACTCGATACAGACATTATTCTTCCTTCTGGATGGGAGCGTATGCTGGTTTATAATCTGGCTATGGAGCTTTACCCAGAATACGAGCAACAAGTAAATCCGGTTGTGGCAGAGATTGCCGAGGAATCAAAACGCCTTATTCGGGCTAATATTATCCGTAACAGGTCAATGGACGCGCAGCCTCTGGCTATGCGGTTTGGACGCTTTGAGAATGGCTGGATGAATTGAAAATCGGTCTTGTAGGTTCGTCTTATGTTCAAAGATCGTTGCCGTTTGACGCGCAGCGCATGATTAACCTATTTCCTATATTCGATCAACAAGGCAAAGAGCCTGCTGCGCTTTATGGTACAAGTGGACTTGAGGCTTTTACGTCCGCAGGGACCGGGCCTATTCGTGGGTCGTTCGCTTCTACCAATGGGCGGGTTTTTGTTGTCTCTGGTATTGCTCTCTATGAGATAGCTTCAAACGGCACAGCGACTAACATGGGAAGCCTTGCAAGTGCTGTTGGGAATATCACGATTGAAGAAAACCCAACCCAGATGATGATATGCGATAGTGATAAGGGATATATCTTCACTTACGCAACAAACGCTTTTGTTCAAATATCTGATACGGATTTCCCTTCTGCTGGCAGTGTTACGTCAAACGATGGGTATTTTATCGTTAATCAGGATAGCAGCGGAAAATTCTATATTTCATCCCTGAATGACGGGTTAACTTGGGCGGCTCTGGACTTTGCCACTGCTGAAAGCTCACCCGATAGGCTTTTGCGTGTTTTGCGTGCTTTGGGCCAAGTCTGGATGTTCGGCAATAAGACGACTGAAATCTGGACAAATACGGGTGACAGCGCATTTCCTTTTCAAAAGATTGCCGGGGCAGAGATTACAGTTGGTATTCTCGCGCCATTGACTGCAAAAGAGTTTTCTAGTTCCGTGTTTTGGCTTGGTGAAAGTGCCGATGGTTATGGGATTGTTTATCGTGCCAAAGGGTTTAGCCCTCAGCGTGTCTCTACAGAGGCGATTGAGTACGCTATTTCAAGGGCCACTGATAAACCTAATATCCGCGCTCTGGTCTATCAAGAGGAAGGCCATGAGTTTTATATGCTCACAGGTGGGGGTCTTGAAACAACTCTCGTTCTGGACGTTACCACGGGGTTATGGCATGAGAGGGCTTATCTTAATGCTCAAGGGGATTATGAGCCTCATCTAGCGAATTCGATTGTATTCGGGTTTGACTCTCACTTGGTGGGAGATAGACGAAACGGGAATATTTACAAGCTTAAATTAGATGTGTATAGTGATAACGGTGAAGCAATACGCCGTGAAAGGGTTTACACTCATATCTCGAATGAGGGTGAAAAATTACGGTTTAGAATGCTTCAAATCGGCTTTGAAACAGGAGTCGGCCTTCAATCGGGGCAGGGGTCAAACCCACTTGTTTCCATGCAGCTAAGCTATGATGGCGCAAGAACATGGTCAGACACTTACACAGCCTCAATTGGGGAAGTTGGCAAGTACTTGACGAACGTTGTTTTTCGCAGGTTAGGCATAGCTGAACAGATGACTTTCAGAATAGCCATAACTGACCCTGTAAAGGTTGCTATTATTGGAAGCTATCTAAAATGACGATTGCGCCAGCACCAATTAACGATTTTCTAATTGACCAAGAAGGAAAAGCAAACCTTTCTTGGATTCTGTTTTTTAACTCGCTGTATGAAGGCGATCCGGGCGTTGCTTGGACACCTACGGCTGTTTCGCTTGGTTCTACTGGCACTCCTACACTGTCTGGACGATATTATAAAATAGGCCGTATTTGCTATTTCAGGATTACGATTACGCCTGCCACGGATACCACGTCAACGGCTGCGACAACCTACATTGATAATTTCCCTCCCCTCATGTCGAACGATGGCATTTGCTTTGCTGTCTCTGGTGGGACTGGTACAAACTCCGGTCATTGTGTATCTGCAAATAACCGAATCTTTCTTCCCGGCTGGTCTGCTGTGACCCTGCCTATCAGTGTTATTGGTTTGGTGGAGGTTCGATGATCGTCAGAAAATCAGAGGTGAAAGACCTTCCAGCATTGATCCAGTTAGGCCGTGAATTTATGGCAGAGACAAACTGGAATTGGACTTTCTCCGAAGAAAACGCGCTTAAAAGCTACTATACCCATATCGTCCATCCTGAATGCGATATTATCCAGATTACAGATGACAATGGAGAGCTTCTAGGTGCGGGTATGGTTTCGATTGAGAATGATTTTCAAGTCGAAAATGTGGGGGACATTGTAGAGTTTTATGTCTCTCCAAGGGCAAGAGGGACAGGCGCAGGGCGAGAGCTTCTTAAAGGTATGTGCGATTGGTTTGATGAGAATAAATGTGTGAAAGTATTTGTAAAAGCAACCGCTAATATAGGTAACGATGCGGCTTTTATAAACCTTTTCAAAAAGTACGGGTTTCAGGTTTCAAGTGTTGTTTTAGTGAGGTAGAGAATGTCGAGTTTAATTAAAAAGGTTGCGCCTATAGCGGCTTCGTTTATTCCCGGTTTAGGCCCGGTTGCCAGTGCAGCTTTAGGTGCTGGTATTGGTGCAGTCGGCGGCGGCGGCCTTAAGGGTGCGCTTCTCGGTGGTGCTGGCGGTTATCTTGGCGCAGGTGGCGGTGGGCTTGCTAATGCGGCTGGATCGGCTATCAGCAAGGGTATTGGCCTTGGTGGTCAGGTTGGCTCACAGACAATCGGGAACGCCCTCAGTGGTGCTTTATTGGGCGGCGCAAGCGGTGGCCTTAAAGGCGCATTGCTCGGCGGTGTGACGGGTGGTGTCGCGGCTAATGCTGGCGATATTGGACAAGGGTTGTTTGGCTCGGAGGCTTCCGCTCCGCTTGGCGTAGGCGTTCAAGGGCCTTCTGCCCCGGCGACTGATGGAATTCTAGCCTCTGGCGGCGGTGGTGGGCTTGGTAAAGCTCTCAGCACGTCCCTATCTGGTACAGGTGGTGATCTTATCAGTACGGGGGCCTCATATCTCGCTCAAGATAGTGCAGAGGAAGAACTTAGAAAAGCTCAGCTTCAATCTCAGCAAGCTTTGCAGCCTTACTTGTCGGCTGGCTCTCAAGGGCTTGATTCACTTAAAGCTGGCTTTGATCCTTCTCAATTGACTGAGGACGCTGGTTATCAATTCCGCCTAAACCAAGGCAACCAAGCTCTTGAACGTTCCCTTGCTGCTAGGGGTCTTGGATCATCCGGCGCGGCTTTGAAAGCGGCTCAAGATTATGGTCAAGGTCTGGCGGCTCAGTCTTATAACGATGCCTACACCCAGTGGTTAAACCGTAATTCAGGACTTGCTAATTATGGTGCAAGCGCAACTGGTGGGATGATTGATACTTATGGGAACCTTGGGAACATCGGTTCAAACGCCACGATAGCGAAAAGCAATATCCTGACTGGTGGTCTGGCTAATGCTCTGCGTGGTCGGAGCTATGTCGATGCCAACGGTAAGATCGTTTATCTTGATGAGGCCCAATAATGGCAAGCCCTGATTTAAGCGTTTTTCAGCGTATTAAGACTAAGCAGGATTTTGATAGAGAGGCTGAACAGTTTCAGCTTGCAAAGCAACAAGCCCAAAAGTCTTTGATGGGTTCAAGCCCTGCGTCTGTTCAGCTTGCTAATGAAATCCAGAAGGCCCGTCTTTCTGGTGATACGCAACGCCTGAATGATCTTGTGGCCTCCGCCAAGCTTCTTGATAGAGGTGTTGTGTATGACGCTAATAATCGCCCTATGGCTATGGGCGGCTATGGTGATGCGATTGGGTCTATTGCTGGTGCAAAAGCTGGCTATGAGCAGAATGCAAAGAATGCCTCTGATCTTGGCTATAAGCCGCAAATTGCCCGTGATGTAGCAATTCAAGAAAGCCAAGTTGATCTTGGGGCCAAACCAGTAGAAAACCAGATTGAGCGCGATAATAAACTTGCGGAGGAATATCAGGACTTTCTAAATAACAGAATGCCGGGTGCAAGAATTAAAGCAGCTCAAGCTTTAAAAACAATTCAGACGATGCGCGGCCCAGAAGGGGAAGGTTTAGCCCCTGATGTGCAAAGCGTAGTCGGCGCAAGGAATATCCTAAATGGAGCAATTCCCGGCACTGTTGATCCTGATAACCCAACACTTCCGAGAATTATCGCTGGAACTCCTGCTGCGTCTGGTGCAGCCAAAATTAAACAGGCTCAAGGTCAGGTATTCTTGGAGGCTTATGAAAGTCTCCGTGGTGCTGGTGCTCTGACAAACATTGAAGGCGCAAAGGGTGAGCAAGCCAAAGCTCGTCTTTCTGCTGCTCAAGATGAGGAATCGTTTAACACTGCCCTTAAAGAACTTGAGGAAGTTATAACAACTTCACTTAATAATCTGGATAAGAAAGAGCAAGCAGCCCGTCAGTTTTTAAACTCTCAATCACAAGGTCAAGTCCAGCCTCTTTATCTCGATCAATCTGGTGAGTTGCTCCCACCTAATATGGGTCTTGGAAATGTAGATGATCCAGTTCCGGGCCTTGATGGAAAGCCTCCTGTTGTTGATAAAGCCGCACAAGCCGAAAGCATTTTTAATGCTAAAAAGGCTATCAGAAATGGGGCTAATCCTGATATGGTTAGACAGCGTTTGATCGACAACGGAATAGACCCAACTCAGGCAGGGCTTTAATGGCTGGTATTACTTTTGATGACCTTGAGAAGCCAAAATCAAACGCTCTTACGTTTGATGATTTAGTCGCGCCCGTTCAAAATAAAAACATTCCACAAGGTAATGCTGGCGGGCCACTTCGTGCGACTGCTTACGGTGTAGCTGGCGGTCAGGTGCCGTTCGGTAACGTGATTACTTCCGGCCTTGGTGCTGCTATTGCCTACCCATTTACGCCTGATAATCTCGGTTTTAAAGAGCTTTACGATCAAGCGCAATCTGACACTAAAGCCACTCAAGAAGCTAACCCAACGGCAACCACAATCGGAAACGTCATAGGTATAGCCTCAACCCTTCCGGCTGCATTTAGCAAGCCTGTTCAGGGCGGTGGTATTATTGCAACCCCGGCGAAAGGTCTAAAAGGCTTTGCAGATTTCACAACAAAAATGGCTAGTGCTTCACCATTTGGAAGTGGCGGAGTCCTACGGGGTACAGGAAATCTTCTCGCAAAGAGTGCAGGCGGTGCGGCTGTTTCCGCTCCCGTTGCTGGTTTATACGCCGCAGGGGACGCTGAATCTGGACAGCGCGGTCAAGCATTTCTCGAAGGTGCTGGGACTGGTGCTGCTGTCGGTGCTGCTCTACCTGTTGCTGGCGCGGTTCTAAGCGGTCTAGGCTCTGCGGTTGTAGGTGGCTCTAAGAACATTGCAAAAGGTATCGGCGCAAGAGGTGAGGATGCTATAGCCGATGCGCTTGGATCAATTAAAGAAGGCTCAAGAAGGCTTTATTCCGAGGCCGATAACGCTGGTGTTTTGGCTAAACCAGAAGCCGCGCAAGAGCTTCTTAATAACCTTTCAACGGTTGTCAAAAACAAAGATATCGCTTCACAAAAGCTTTACTCCTCAACTCTAGTGGCGATTAAAGATTTAGGTGATGATGTTGCGGCTGGTAACACTGGCATGATGACGCTTGACCGTCACAGACAGATTTTAGGCAATCTCGCTAAAGATATAACCAATCCTAATAAATCTCAGGAAGCCGAAGCGGCTGGTCGTGCGATTGATTTTATAGACGATTTTATCGACAATCTTTCACCTGATAAACTTATTTCAGGTGATGCTTCTGCGGTGGGTGCTTTAAAAGCGGCCCGCGCTGAATGGGCTAAAGGTAAGCGGTTTGAAAAGATTGGTCAGATTATTACTAACGCTTCAAACGATGCTAATAAGCTGAAACGTGATTTAGAGAAATTCCGCACCAATCCTAAAAACACTATGGGTTGGTCAGGAGAAGAATTGGAAGCACTAAAACAAGCCTCAAATCAAACTACTGGCGAGGGGGTTTTAAAGCTTCTCGGGAAGTTTGGTTTTGATCTTGGCGGTGGTCGTGCAGTTGGCAATACGGCTCTCCCAGTTATTGGTGGCCTTGCGTCTGGTGTAGGTGCTGGGGCGGGTGTAGGTGCTTTGGTTCCGGTTATCGGTACGGCTGCCCGTTCTGGTCAAAAGGCTATTGCTGCGGGTAAGGCTGAAAACCTTCTTCAAGTTATTGAGCAAGGCGGGAAAGTCACAAATCAGATGATTAATGCATTGCCACCTGCACAGAAAAAAGAGTTTCTATCCAAAATAATGACCATGCCTGCTGCAAAAGTAAGCGGTTCACTCGAAAAAGATAAGGTAAAATAAAATGGCAGTCTTATACGTCCCCCACTTCATTCAGTTCTTTGACAATAACGGCGATCCATTATCAGGTGGGAAGCTTTACACTTACACGGCTGGAACAGTCACGCCAAAGCAAACATTCACGAACCAAGGCGGCGCGACACCTAACGCCAATCCTCTTATTCTGGATAGCTCAGGGCGCGGGGTTATGTTTCTTGATGGGTCTTATAAATTCCGTCTTGAGGATTCTCTAGGAAACCTGATTAGAGAAACCGATAATGTCACGGCTTTCTCTGTCCAATCTTCTACCGTTGATAATATTATAGCCAACTTCCCAGAGGATGTTGTTGTCGCGGCTGACAGCTTTATCTTTGCGGACGCTTCGGACTCCAATACGACTAAAAGAGACACGATCCAAGGGCTTATTGACCTTGTAAATGCCTCCACTGTTGGCGGGTTCAAGAATAGAGTTTTAAACGGACTGACGCTTTCAAATAATACAACCGACCCAACAAACGATATTGATATCGCTGCTGGGTCATGTGTTTCTGATGATGGATTGGTTGTAATGACATTGGCGGCTGGTATTACAAAACGCCTTGATGCTGGATGGACTGTTGGCACTAACCAAGGGGGTCTGGATACTGGATCAATAGCAGATACAACATATCATGTTTGGGTTATCAATCGACCTGATACGAACGTTACTGATGTTCTTTTTAGCACGTCTGCATCATCACCGACATTGCCGACAAACTACACTAAGAAAAAGTGTATTGGGTCTATTATTAGAGCGTCTGCTGCTATCCTACCTTTTACTCAACGCGGAAATAAATTCAAGCTCAATACGCCCGTTCTCGATGTAACGGTTACAGGTACTGGAACAGCGGCTGGCACTGCTACATTAGCAAGTGTTCCATCTGGTGTGGTTGTAGAAGCGTTATTTAATACGTTTACAAGTGCAAACACTATCATTTATTACTCAGAGCTTACATCTGTAGACGTTGCCCCATCTGTTAGTACGGCACCATTGGCTAATTTTGGCTCTGGTGCTGCTAACCATGCTGCTAGTTTAGCTATATTTACTAATACAGCACAACAAATCAGGTATCGAGCATTTGCAAATACTAATTTGTATATTGCAACCCTCGGCTGGATAGACCAAAGGATATAAATCATGCTCAGATCAAGAGGACGTGGCAGGGGTGGGAGTGGTGTTGCATCTTAAGGATAATCTAATATGACCCCAGAAACATTAGCCACACCTGATATGAGCCGCTTCGTTAATAATGCTAACGACTTAGTGTCGTTTGAAGCGGTTGCCATTTGCGGCTTATGCCTATATATTCTTATACTCCAATGGGGGTTCTCTAAAGAGCGCAAGGAAGCCACAGAGGCGAATAAGAGCTTGGCGGTTTCCATGGCGACACTAGCAGAGGCAGTTCGGAATGTTAAAAAGTAACAGACATGAATTTCTTCGTTCAACGCGACAGCTTAAGGCTGCTTGTAAAGATTTGGTATGTGCGCTGAATGACAACCCACGCGCTTTAGATGGTCTTGATTATGAAGAACCGCAACGCTATGAGCCTCGCCGGGAACGTCAGGTGAGATACGCGCATATCAGTATCGTGGGTTTAAGTATCGCTTGGATCATTAAGGCTATAGGGCTGCATTGATGGAATCTAAATATAAGTATCTACAGCACATTTTAATAACGGTTCATGGATTAAACTATAATGGCAGGATCAACCGCATTATCTTCGATGGTGGGCCACAGCTTATTTACTCTGTGAATTATGTTAAGGATGGCGACTTACATAATAATGAATTTTATGAAGATGAACTATCAGCATTTGGGGATGGGCATTGATGTGGCCTAAGCAGACCGAGATTGAACTAGTTAAATTTTACGGAAACCCGGACGCAAACAACGATGGATTGCCAGACCCAATCTGGGAAGCTCAAAACATTGTTAGAATAATCCCCCCTTATCAAATGTATCTCGCTTGGGATACGAAAAAGCCAGTCTCGAAAATAGCCGTCCATAAAAACTGCGCCAAAAGCCTTGAGCGTATTCTTTCGAAGATTGGCGAAAAATATTCCGCTCAAGATAGGTCATATTTCCAATTAGATATGTATGGCGGGGCTTATAACTTCCGGCTTATGCGTGGGGCTAATCGGTTGTCTGTCCACTCCTACGGTGCTGCAATAGATCTTGCGCCTGTATTAAATCCATTGGGTATGAAGTATAAAGCTGATTCCCGCATGATGCCTGTTCAAGTTGTCAGAATATTTGAACAGGAAGGCTGGGAATGGGGCGGACAATGGAACCGACCTGATGCACAACACTTCCAAGCCACGCAATAATAAGCTATAATCCACCTAACAGGGAGAACCTCATGAATAAAATCCTCGATTTCCTTAAATACCCGTCAACATGGCAGGGCATTGTTGCGCTTCTCGGTGCGCTTGGTGTCTCGCTCATGCCAGAACAAAGTGAAGCCATTATTACTGCTGGTGTCACTCTGGTTGGCGCGATTGCTGTTTTCTTCTCGGACAGCGACGTTAAAAAAGAGTAACGGGACAAATCATGCCCTGGCTTGCAATGTTAAAATATTGGAAGCTGGGGCTGATTGGTATCCTCTTGGCTGGATATATACCTTACGGCTGGTTTAAGCATCACCAAGGCCGTGAGGAAGAATTTAAGGTGTGTGAGCTTGCTAAATTTGAGGCGTTCCAGCATGGGTCAGAGACAAGAAAAGCCATCGACATCAAAGTTAAAAGGCTTTCTGTTTCTGATGTTGACGCTGCTCTTTCTTCCGGGGGCTGGATGCGTCAAGACGACTAGTGAATGCGCTTGGACGACATATATTACGGCAAGTAAAAAAGATACACCTGAGACTAAATCACAAATTTTAGCGCATGATCTTGCAAGAAAAGAGAATTGCAGGTAATCTTTATTTGTCGCCCCCGCGAAGAGAAACGACAGCCCCCGATAATTCTTCGTAATTATCCCGCACCCCTAAGAGATTAAAAACCTCTTGGGGGTTTGCTTTTCCTATGCTACATTTTACAAGTCTGAGGCTCTTCCGCACCCCCACGAATAAGGGTTAGTCTCTCTCCGGTTCTCGCCCTGTACTGCGTCAGGATGAAGTCTCAGACATTTTCATGGGGTTTAAAATGATCTTCCTCAGTCTCCACTACAGCAACGACAACAAGGCCCCTCCGCTTTATATAGACGACATTCTGGACACTTGCGATAACTGCAAGTCAGATATATTTGACGCTAAAGGTAAGACGTTCTGTTGCCGGGAATGTGGGTTTATCAAAGTATTTAGAAGATAGCTATTTCTTCACAATCTTATAGCCAGCATCATCGAGAAATTGCAGCGTTGCCTCTGCCCTTGGTACAAACCAAGTCCACTCTGGTTTACCATCATAAGATGAACCTTCACGGTTTATAATATCATCTGGATTGGTGTCACCACGATTCGGGTCGCACTTGATCCACATTCTAGCCAGTAACTCTTTAATATCCATTTTAATGCTCCTTATTGGTATTTTCCCACTATATTCTATTGCGTTCTTTCTCTGAAACTTTCCAGACAAAGATTTTGTACTAATAACTCGACCTTTCATTTTTACCTCTCCTTAACTCCCCCCATGCAACAATAAACCATGCACGAAACATATTACGGGAGTAAATCAATGGAACTTAAAACCGCATTTAATCAGGCTGCGCTTCCTCTGGGAAATTCTTCTTCCAATATTGCAAAGCCGAGTGAAAATCAGGGAATGACTCATACCCCGTCAGCCACTCCCTAGTTTTTGCGTCCCATGATGGGTAGTTAAATGAATGATGACTATTTTGCGACATAAACAACCCCCGCACACTCTTTGCACCAAGGGCCTTTGTGAGTCTTTCTCCCGCAAAAGCCATGCTCTCCTTTAGGGTCGCCAATAATAAATTGGCATTGGTCTTTCTTCAATTCCATCAAGCTACGGACTCTCACTTTAGGCTCATATCTGCTCACCACGGGCCTTGATGGAATTACAGGCTTATACGACCGGCTAATCCCTAACTCGCTTGCTCTGGTGTATACGCGCCGCTTTGAAATACCGAATTGATCGGCAATCTGTGTCGCTGGTGTTTCAGCCAGATACAGGGCTTTGAATAGGTCTATTTGGTCGGGGTTCCAGATCATTTTTTAGTACCTGCCTGATTAAAAAGAATGAAAAACACAGCAAGCCAGATTTGAAAAATTATATTGATAGTTTCGTTATCCTTGTCTCCCGGAAAAACTACATAAAACATAGCTATAAATAATGCAGTAAATGCAGCAATCATATCTCTCTCCTTATCTCACAAAAACTGTTTCAATCGGTTTCGGGCTGGTCTTTTTGGCGTATGCACGTTTCAGCATATCGCGGGTTTCATCGTAGAAGTTGTTTCCGAAGTCGGGGTTGGGGGTCATGCTGTCGGCTTTAAAATGTTTTTGACTTTTCAATATAAACAGGGCTTCCATCATGAGTGCATCTGATTGGCATTGGAGCTATTGCACTATTCCAATATGTTTCTTCTCCGCATTGGCCGCATTTACAAGTATAACCCCAGCTTGTGTCACTAAATTTCTCACCTTCAATCTCTGATGACCAAGTATTGCATTTCGGGCATTTCAGATTGCAGCCAACATAATCATGGGTTTTCTTTGCAGCGTAAACTCGGAGCCATCTATAAAATTTAATCATTCCTCCCTCGCATACGTTCTAAGCATCTTGTGTCTGTCCATGGGGTTTGTTTTCGTAATCTGAATTTCCCATGAAAATGTCGTGTAGCTCTTTGGCTCGTAATACCAAATCTCCGCAAGCAGTATAACAAAAACAAAGAGGGCTAGTAAGATGATGATGTCCATTATTGCGTCACCATAAATGTGACTATTAAAATTGTGTCACAAATAACGGTTAATGCAAAGAACCACGTTGGAGCCTTCGCCCCTAAAATACCTAAGCTAATTGTCATCATCATCTATTCCTTCTCTGCTGGTAAAAACGGGCGGAGGGCTTCGAGTGTGTCCCGATATTCCTGTAATGAAGATAGCGCGTTGTCATATTTTCGTTGCTGAGAAACGTATCTTCTTGTTTCCTCAGGGTAATCAATCTCAGCCTGATTTTCTAAATCTAAAAGCATGGACTGGATTGAACGACACGCCCTCTCAATAATTTCACCCGGAACGCAAACCCCCTCAGATTTCAGGAGGTTGCGGGAGGCGATATACATCAACGTATCTTTTGCCCCTTTCAAATATTGTTCTTCGCTCTTATCAACTGGGTCTGATCCATTGTAAGGATCATCCATAATGTAATCTTTCACTTCTTTGAATAATGCATCAACATCAACCTCCCCGCTCACTTCTGGGGTAGTATTCGGCCCAATGTTTTCAATAGCTTGCGGTATGTCGGCGACATTGATGTCGTTAACATGGCTCACTTCTGGCCCCTTGCATAACCCATCACCTACACAATCCATGCCGTTGCCAGAGCATGACATACCGTCCGGGCAGTTTTCCCCGCCGTTGTCTGCTGGCACCTCGCCCCGTGTCTGCTGACTGGCTGCGTATCGGCGGGCGGCTTCATGCGTAGCTTGAAAAATAAGTGCGCCTTCTTCATAGGCTGCTTGAGTCATGGCAAGCTCTTTATCCAACCCCTCAATCTCCTCCCCTGCGGATGTCTGGGCTTCGAGGAGGGCCAATGCCTCTCTAGCCCTCTCTCCGTCATCCATTACAGGATCATGCTCGTAGGAACAGCAACCGCATTCCTCAGTCACAAATCTGCTTTTGTAGTTCTCTCTGTTGGCGTAAAATTCGAGAGCTGCTTTGATCTTTTCGTGGGTCATTTCGTTTCTTCCTCAATATAAATTTCTTCGCTACAGGTCGGGCAGGTTATGCACTTTTCCCGGACGACTTTTAGTTTTGGCGCGCCGTGGGTTGCGATAACTTTTATGTCCACCTCAACAATTTGCGTTTCGTCATCATCTGTTGAGCCTGAAAGCCGCTTAATTGCCGTATCCAGATCAGTGCTTCCGCTGTCAACATTAAAGCTGCCATCTGGATATAAACGTGCGTATCTCTTTGCCATCTACTTCACCCCATCATCTGACGCCGGAGAAGAAGGAAGTGGCATCCAGTGGGTTGGAAATCTTTCTCCTTCAAGCTTATTTGCACAGTACCCCATTCCATCAAACCAGCCTTCTTCTTCTCCAAAAGTGCCTTCTTCTGGATTTGGCTCCTCTGAGCCAGCGGCCCAATACTCAGTTCCTGTTGGTTTTCGCCAACTTGCCTCCAGCATACGGGAAAATTCTCTCTTACCAGTCCACACAAAAATTCGTGTTCCATCCTTCGGCGCAGTCTCAATCTTCTGCCACGTCTGCGCGTCCACCTTCCGGGCGGTGAGGGCGGCTTTCTTGAGGGTTTGGAGATGCTTCCAACCTAACTCTGTCATATCTTTTGTAGGGTCATTCCAGAATGCGACTGCATCATCAATCTCCTCCCCTGCGGATGTCTGGGCTTCAAGGAGGGCTAAACACACATCAACACAGTCTTTGGACAATACGATGTGCAGTCCGTCACTAGATAGAATAGAGCCGCCATAAATCTCGTCACTTGCGGGGTGGATTACTGATTTCAGTTCTTCGAGAGCTGCTTTGATCTTTTCGTTGGTCATTTTTCTAAATCCTTTTCTTGAAACCATTCAGTATGAGCGCGGTCAGTGACGCAATCGACATAAGCAACCTTGTATTCTGGCACGGTAAATCTGGCTAAATATTCCGCCTCTGTCCTGTACCCTAGATAAGCAGCGTTTTGGTGAAATTGCAGACCTACAATCTTGCCTTTGTTAAATCGCCCGTCTGTCTTTTGCCCTTCTAGTATTTTAACGCGCTGCCCTATTCGATATTTTGCCATCTACTTCACCCCATCATCTGACGCCGGGGCGGGTTTAACTGCCGCTCGCCATAAGTCGTGCATCAGAATATTTCTCTCATTATCCCAAGCCCTAAATTCATCAGGGGTAAAATCATGGGTTGGCATTTTCGCTTTGTGTTCGCGTAATTTATCAAACCACGTCTGCGCGTCCACCTTCCGGGCGGTGAGTTGTGCAGTAAGTGCCTGAATAATTGTTTCTGTTGTTTCATCACTGAATAATTCAGAACTATTTCGAGAATGACGGTTAACTTCGTCCCTGAATTCTTCGAGCGCGTTCATAATATCCGCCCCCGTCTCAGGCTGCGGGGATTTCCCCCCAAACTCAGGAATATCAGTCTCTCGTGGCGCAAATGGTGATCCGCCTTCAGACTTAGGATCGTCATCCATAATAAAATAAATCAATTCGTTCATGTCGCTTTCAAGCGGACAATGGCCTACGTCCGCGCACCATTTAAAAATACGGTCATATAAATGCTTTTTATTATTCATTTTCGCCATCCGCATCGTCTCGGACGTTTTCCAAGTCCATAGCTAAGTCCTCTGCTTTTTCAATCATTGCATCTAAATAATCTTTAGCTGGCTCATAATGGGTCGCAATTCCCATGTGATTAGCCAATTGTTCAGCAATATAGGCTATCTCATCAAACGCCGCGATGTAGCGTTGAATGCACTCATCAATGTCAATATGTGGTTCAGTCATTAAACTCTCCTTTTTCTGCGCTTTGAAATATAGAATAAATGTACATGTGGATTTGATACTCAGTGCTGCCTATTGGCTTTGATCCCGTAAAATCATACAAGTATTGAAGTGCATCTTCGTAAAGACGGGCTTCTTTACTTACAGCATCACCCTGCGGGGATTGGCTGAGAGCGGCGCGGGTGGAAGCCCCCAGAATATTCGGGTCTAAGCCCGTGGTTTTATCGTGGGTCATTCTTCGCTCCATGCAGCACATTGTAAGCAGGTCAGCCCTTCCTGGCGCCACATATCAACGACGCGCTGGCGGTCATCCACACAGAACAAAATGTCCTCTTTCGGTCCGAACTTACCTTCGTTCAACCAGCGGCGTTTCAGCTCGTGATCGGGGTTGTAGTCGCCATCAGGGCGCATGATAAGGTCATCGGGGTACACACCTTGGGCGTACAACCAGTCTTGCGTCTCACTCATGACCTTGTCTGACCGACCTGATACGATAAACGTCCGCAGAGGTCCGCCCCGCATAGACGTATCCAGCCGCTTGAACAGCTCGATTATCTCCAGTTTAGGGACGTCATTCACGCATCCCGCGTGGAACGCCTCCCAGTCTTTCTTTCCGCCTTTAATGTGGTGCAACCTGTGCGAGATATCGCAGAGAGTGCCATCGAGGTCGAATATTACGGTGTTCATGGTCTACTCCACATTTTTTCTGTTTTCATATTTGGCTTTCATGCCTTTAATGCCCGAGTAACCGGTGATAGTTGTAGCTAAAAACATGAAAAGAGCAGCTATCACTATTGTCCTGACGGCGCTCAAAGCCATCGAGAGATCCCAAAGTATCTGCCATGAGAGAAAACAGGCGGCGAGCCAAGCCGCGAACATGACCGCAAAAATGAAAAGAAAGTAAAAGCTCCATGTGGCGAAAGCGAGCAGAATGTAGAATTTCATGTTACTCGTCCTTGTCCGGGGCTACGATCTGGAGAGCGCAATTTTCTTTGGTTGCTCCAGCCGCGACGCAGTATTCATATTTGTCTTTATTGATATCACTTTTCATGGCGGCCCCAGTGCCTATCCCAGCGAAAAAAGCTATTGTCAAAAAGAAAATTCCAGCAATTACTTCCATTATTTAGTCCCTTTCTTGATTTTACGGTAAATCTTTTCTCTCGTGTCGTAGTGCAGCGACCCCGGATTTTGTTCCTGGAAATACCCCAGATCCTTCGAAGCCACAGTCAGTGTGACGCCGAACTTCTCGGTGATATCTGACCGGTTGATCGAGCTGTGCTTCTGGATGTGTTCTTTAATAAAGTCTTGGCGCTGTTGCGCGAACCATCTGATAGCCATGAAATGTCCTCTTTGTTAGGATAGAATATACACGAATACTTTTTAAATGCAAGTAGTTTCTATGCTGACGCTAACCGGCGGTAGTGCTCTGCCTGCTGACCGAAGCGTTCTGCAGACACGAAGTCACCTTCGAGCTTCAAACGCTCGCTGTGTTCTTGCCATTTTTGGGCCAGGAAGTCGGCACTTCCATACAAATAGATGCCATTACAGTTCGATCTCAAGACCTGCCGATTCGGTCTGTTTTTATATGAACTCGCTTGCATAACTTGTCTCCTCTGGTTGTGGGCTTCCTGAAGCCCGTTTTCGGTTGATAAAGTCCTGCAGCAGGTCGAGCTGCCAGTCATGGACGGCGCTGGTCTCTGTCAGGCAGCTATACGCAGAAGTTCTGGTGTTTTTAAAACTCACCAAATTCAAGATGTAATCCTTGTCGAGCACGGCTCCGCATCCTTCCTCGACTGTGTGCGGGATTCGGTCGTCGCTCATGACGTCTTAACATCCGGTGGTTTCGCACAGGAAAGCAGCAGATCGGCGAGCCATGTGCTGGCACGTTTCGCCGCTTCTTCGTCCGGCAATTCGCGGATCTGCACGAACGCTGTGAAAGCGCCGCCTTCTTCCTGGTAGAAGCCCACTTTAATCTTGTCTGGCGCCTTGATTTCTTCAGTCATATTTTAATCCTTCTCATTGCTTTCATTAAAGTCTGTTGAACTGTTGCCTTGGTCTCAAGGCGCTCGATGACGTCAACCTCGATGGTGTTTCTGGCGATGATATGGTAGATAAAAACATTGCGGTTAAATCCCGCTTGCCGTTGACGCATGGGGCCAATCCGCTCGATAATCTGTTCGTAGTGCTCGAGATTCCAGCTGTGTCCGAAAAATACCAAGATATTTCCGCCATATTGCAGGTTGAGACCATGCCCAGCACTCTGCGGGTGAGCGAAAAGAACGGGGATTTTACCGGCGTTCCAGTCAGCTTGGGTTTTGGGGTTCTTATCGAGGTGGCGCCCCTGAGGAAAGCGTTTGAGCAGTCGTTCAAGATCGCTGCGGAAATGATAAGCAACCAGAATAGGAGCGCCCGCAGCTTCCTCGATGATGTCTTCCAGAGCCTGTAATTTTTCATCATGGACCTCTTTCCACGTTTCAGCTTTTTCTCCAATATACGCGGCACCATTGGCCAGCTGGAGACACTTGTTTGTCCGGGATGCAGCATTGAAAGCCTCGACCTCGGCCTCTTCAATGTGCATGAACATATCCCGCTCCATGTCCTTGTAGAGCTTCTGTGCTGCAGGCGGCAGATCTATATAAACAGGTGTGTGGATCGGCTTCTCAAGGTCGAAGTAATCCTCAGTCCTTAAAGACAGACAGATATCAGCCAGCCGTGTCTCGATCTCGAGCTGGGCATGGGGCAGTGGGCCCATACCGTACCCGTCCCATGACTTCTGGAACCAGCGCTGCTTAAAGTCATCATGCGTCCGACCAAGTCTTTCCCCTTTATCGAGGTACCATATCTGACCCCAGAGATCTTTCAGACCGTTGGGCGACGGTGTGCCTGTGAGCTCCCAGAACGTCTGGCAGTGTTTATGGGCGACTGCTGCTAGGTTTTTAGTCCTTAAACCACCTTGTCTTAGGCGGTGGGATTTCAGTTTCGTCGCTTCATCCGGGATGATGGTCTTAAAAGGCCACTTCTCGCCGTAGAGCTGAACCAGCCACGGGATCTGCTCATAATTAAGCGTGTAGACATCAGCTGGTTGCTTCAGTTGCTCGATGCGTCTGGCTAGGTCCCCTGTGACGTCAGAAATACCGATATGGTTGAGATGCGCCCACTTGGCGGGCTCCTCAGGCCATGTTGTCCGGGCAACCCGGAGAGGTGCCAGCACAAGAGCCGGATAGACATCTTTTCTGAAGTTCAGAACGTCAAGCGCTGTCAGAGTGGTCACCGTCTTCCCCATACCCATCTGGGCCCATAAGGCGCAGCGGTCATGAGCGAGCAGATGGGAGATCCCTATCTGTTGGTGCTTACCGAGGTCTGACTGCTTAAGAATCAAAATACAAGTCCGTTCACATAATTATCAACATCACGAATGGAGCATAAAACATCGACCCGCTCACCGTGATTTCTCATTTTCTCGATCTCCCGCAGCTGCCGGATGCTGAGCTCTCCTGTTGGGGACTTGAGCTCAACCCAGCCCACCCCCAGGACGCGCCTGTCGGGGCAGCCATCAATACCAAGCCAGCGAGCCTTACGGACCTCGCCGCCTTTCTCCCTGATGCGTTTGATCAGATGTTTTTCGACGTCGCGTTCGCGGGTCATATTTTCAGATCTTCGTCAGTTACGCCGCGCTGCACAACTTGTAAAAACTGCTCCCGTTTGTCTTCCGGAACGTCGCGGGTTGTATACCATTTATTGATATCGAGGCATCTCACAGCGTTGGACCAGCTCTTACGAGTTGGATCCTTTATAATGTCCTCTTTGAGAGTGTCTCTGAAAACTTCGTAAATCACGATTAGTCCTTTCTATATCTGTAACCGGTGAAACCACCCGCTGAAAGTGGCAGTGTAGCAGCCCATGACGGGTTTTTGGAGAGCATGGCGGAGAGATCGTTTGCCGAGAAGGCATCGGTGTCAGGCGCCTGTGTGATCCATTCGTCGTGGACCGTGAGAACGATTTCGTAACCCTTCTCCTCGATAGCTTTCATATTGGCAGCCATGACGTCACGGCTCCCAGCTTGGCAGATGTTCTCGAACAACTTCCCGGAGTAAGTCTTAATCCGGCCCCATTTACGGCTGTACGGATTGACCCCGGCATAGGTC